GAAATTTGCACGACGCAAGGACGGGAAGGCCAAGCGGGCGCAAAAGCGTGCGTTCGTTCTGAACGTGTCGCAGTTGAAAGGTGGGTTCTATACCAACCTTCGAAAAGAAGATCCGGCCAAGCGTGGATATGTGCAGTTTGCCCTCGGGCTGGGGGACGAATTTTACCGGATGATTTCATCTGAAACGCGCAAGTTGGTACGGAATTCTTCAGGTGTCACCACCAGCCGGTGGGATCTGGTCGAACCAGCGCGACGCAACGAGGCGCTGGACAACATGAATTACGCCGAGGCCGGGGCAATGCGGAAAGGTTGGCATGCAATGACCGATGGTCAGTGGGATCAACTGGACTTCGAGCGCAGCGCGGCACCGGCGGAAGCGCAAGCCGATCTTTTTGATGGTGATGTGCCAGTCGTCAAAAACGAAACACGCCCGGCGCCACCCAAGCGCCGCAAACTATCAGAGGTTCTGAACGACGATGCCGACTGAAAACGAAATCTTGCTGGAACGCTTGAATGCCGCCGAGACGGCGCTGCACGAACTGCTGCTGGGCGCTGGTGTGGTCAAGGTCGATTACGATGGCCACATGACCGAATTCACGCGGGCCAATGAGACCGGCTTGCGCCGCTATATCGCCGAGTTGAAGCGCAAGACCGGTCAGGTATGCGGTGGCCGGATGTCACGGAGGGTCATTTTTTGAACCGTCAGTCCTATCCGCGCATCCGTCATGGGTCTATCCGGTTCAAGTCCGGTGCGGCGGCGGCCGCTGCCCGCGACGCGGGGCTGTTCGGCACCGCTCCTTATGTGGCCGGGGACAGCAGCGTGGAGACGATGCAGGGATTCAACCCGTCCAACAGCGGTGCCGATTCCGAAGTCCTGAAATCCCGCGACAAGGTTTCAGCGCGCACCCGCGACCTGACGCGGAACAACGGCTGGGCCGCAGGCGCTGTCGCCAAGGAAGTGGACAGCATCATCGGGGGCAACTTCCGCCCATTCCTGAAGCCCGATTGGCGCGTGCTGGGGCTGGACCCGGACTGGGCCAAGGAATTCAAGGATGTGGTGGAAAGTCGCTGGCGGGTCTATGCGGACAACCCGCTGAAATATGCTGACACCACGCGCAGCCAGACGCTGTCGCAACTCTTCGGATCGGCCTATCGCAGTTACACCATCGAGGGCGAAGCTATCGGGTTAGTCAACTGGCGCCCACAGCGCCAGACCAAGACGACCCTGCGGCTGGTCGATCCCGACCTTTTGTGCAACCCGAACAACGCCAGCGACACGCGGGCGCTGCGCGGGGGGATCGCGCTCTCGCGCGACGGGATCGCGATGGCCTATCATTTCCGGCAAGGCCATCCGGATGCTGATTGGTCGGCGCTCGACGGGTTCCGCTGGAAGCGGATCAGGCGCGAGGGGCGCTATGGGCGTCCGCAGGTGATCCATTTCTTCGACAAGATGCGGGACGGTCAGACGCGCGGCATATCGCGCATGGCTCCCATCGTCGAAACACTGCGGATGGAGCATCATTACTCAAAGGTCGAATTGCAGGCGGCGGTCATCAATGCAGTGTTGGCGGCGTTCATCCGGTCCCCGATGGGGCCGGACATGGTGGACGAGATGTTCGGGGAGGGCGACGGCCAGTCCATCCTTGCGATGAACGAAGATCGCAGCTCGTTCTACAAGGACAACGGCGGCGTGAAGATCGGCGGTGCCCGGCTTCAGATGCTTTATCCGAATGACGAGATCGGGATGGTTCAGACCGCGCGGCCTGCCGCCCAGTTCGCAGAATTCGAGGCGGCGGTCCTGCGCCAGATCGCATCAGGTATGGGTATCTCGTACGAGCAACTGGCCAGCGACTGGTCCAAGGTCAACTATTCCAGCGCCCGCGCAGCCATGATCGAGATCTGGCGCGGCTGGACGGCGCGGCGCACCGCCTTCGCCCAAGGGTTCTGCCAGCCGTTCTTCATGGCCTGGATGGAAGAACAGGTGATGGACGGGCATATCGCGTTGCCCGATGGTGCGCCGGAGTTCTACAGCCACTGGTCGGCCTACAGCCGCGCCAAGTGGATCGGGCCAGGCAAAGGTTTTGTCGATCCGGTTAAGGAGGCGCAGGCCGCAGCCCTGCGCGTCGCGCTGGGACTTTCCACGTTGGAGGAAGAGGCGGCGGAACTCACCGGCAGCGACTGGTCGGACAACATGGAGCAGATCAAGCGGGAAATGGCCGACATGCCGGATGGCACGCTGCACCCGATGCAGGAGAGTTTCGCCAAGCTGCTGGGGCACAACGGCGGCCTGCGCGCCGATCAAGAGGACTGACATGACATATCCGAACATCGCCGAGCGTGTGTTTCACACGCCGCTTCTGGCTGCGCCCGCGAAGGCGATATCGTTCCTGCATGGGCTCGGACCGCGCATCACGGGGCAAGCCATCCATGTCGAGGGTGCCGAAGCCAGCGCTCCGGTGCCGCCCTCGCGCGGACCGCAGGCATCGCTGCTGGATGACCGGCTGGGCGAGATGATCCGGTCAGGTCGGGCGGAGTCGTTTCGAGTGATCGACGGCGCTGCGGTCATCCCGATCACCGGCACGTTGATCCATCGCGGTGCCTGGGTCGGAAGCTATTCGGGCGAAACATCCTACGAGGGAATCGCCGCCCAGATCGAAGCGGCGGCATCTGCGCCCGGAGTGCGCGGGATCGCGCTGGAGATCGACAGCCACGGCGGGCAAGTCGCGGGGTGTTTTGAACTAGCCGACCTGATCCGGGAAACGGCGCTGGTCAAGCCGGTGCATGCCTTCATTTGCGACCACGCCTATTCCGCTGCTTATGCACTGGCGTCGCAGGCCAGCAGCATCTCGATCACACGCACGGGCGGGGCCGGGTCCATCGGCGTGATCTGCCTGCATGCTGACTACAGCGGACAGTTGGAGCAGCGCGGCATCAAGGTCACGGTGATATCCGCGGGTGCCCACAAGGCCGACGAAAATCCCTACGCGCCACTGCCCGACGACGTGCGCGCCAATCTGGAAGCGGAAATGGAATACCTGCGCGGGCTGTTCGCAGAAACCGTCGGCGCAGGCCGTGGTGCCGCGCTCACGTCCAAGGCCGCTCTGGAGACCGAGGCGCGCTGCCTGATCGGCGCGCAGGCCGTGGAGGCGGGGCTGGCCGACGAGGTGGCCAATTCGCGCGATTCATTCGAGCGCTTCGTCGCTCAAATCAACGGGCGGTCGGAGGACGCGCCCACCTATTCCGCCAAAACGAAAGGAAGATCGACGATGACAAAGAAACCCGAAGCCACAACGGACGAGGCCGTCGATGACGGGACCAAGGTCGATGCGCCTGCCGCATCCCAGCCCGACGCAACGCCCCCTACCGCTGCCCCTGAAGCCGCAGCACCTGCTGCGCCCGCCCCGAGCGGTGCGGGGGCCAAAGCGGATACCTCCGCTGCGGACGAGCGGGCGCGGATCGCAGCGATCATGACCTGCGATGAGGCGAACGGCCGAGAGGACCTGGCCAAGAGCTTCGCCTTCGGCAGCGACATGGACGCCGAGACAGCCAAAAAGCACCTCGCAGCTGCGCCGAAGGCGGCATCCGCCAATACGCTCAGCGCACATATGGAAGGCGCTGAGAGCACAGACCTCGATGTCGTGGGCGACACTGCCGCCGCGACCGGCAACCCCGTCCGCGAGGCGAATGCCAAGCGCTACAAGACATGACCTGAAGGCGCAGGTCTGCGCCTTCGCACGACCATCAATCCCACACACATAAGGAGATGACCCCATGACTACTTTGTCAGAGGGCAAGACACCCGGCGACTTTCTGCTGTTCGAGGAGAACGGCGCATACAGCCGAGATGAGGCAACCATCGCAGCCGGTGCCGACCTGGAACCCGGCGCCGTTCTTGGCCGGATCACCGCAAGCGGCAAGCTGGTGTCTTCCGTCCGCACGGCGGACGATGGCAGTGAAACGCCCGTCGCAATCCTGATGACGCCCGCAGCAGCGGCTTCTGCGGATGTCACCAATGCCGTTGTTCTGGCACGTCACGCGCAGGTGCGTCGGGGCGGCCTGACGTTCGACGCCTCCATCACCACGGAAGGCCACCGCGACACAGCGGTGGCGGCACTTGCGGAGGTGGGCATCATCGCCCGCTGACGCTGGTTTAACCGTCCCGCCGGGGCGTTCATACACACCACGAGAAAGGGAGCCACCAATGGCCCATATCAATATCTTTGCAAACGACGCGTTTCGGGCCATGGAGCTGTCTGAAGCGGTGCGTGACATTCCCAACCAGTGGGGCGACATCGGAGAGATGGGCCTGTTCACGGCCAAGGCCGTGCGCGGCGTGTCGTTTTCGATTGAATCGCACAACGGCCATCTGCAACTGGTGCAGTCATCCACACGGGGAACGCCGCTGCCTGGCCAGAAGCGCGGCAAGCGCAAGATGCGCGATTTCCGCACCGAACGGTTCGGCCTGAAATCGCGGATCACGGCGGACGATATCGACGGCATCCGTGCGTTCGGGTCGGAGACCGAACTGAAACAGGTGGCGGGCGAGGTTGCAGAGCGGCAGGACGAATTGCGTGGCAGCACCGACATCACGCGCGAATACCTGCGCGCCGGTGCATTGCAGGGGATCGTCAAGGATGCGGACGGCACCGACATCGTCGATCTGTTCGCCGAGTTTGGCATCACCCGCAAGGTGGTTGATTTCACCTTCGGCACCGCAACCACCGACCTGATGGCCAAGTGCCGTGAGGTGACACGGCACATCAAGGTCAACCTGCGCGGCGACGTGATGAACGGTGTGGCCTGCAAGATGCACCCGGAGTTCACGGACAAGTTGATGGGTCATGACGACTTCAAGGAACGTTACAAGTTCTACCAGAACCAGAACGGGGGCGATCCACTGCGCGATGACACCTCGGCGGGGTTCAGCTTCGGCGGGATCATGTGGAAGGAATACCTGGCCGAGGCGGATGTGCCGCAGGAAGACGGCACAACCGTCACCCGCAGCTTCATCCCTGCGGCGAAGGCGCAGTTCTTCCCGACCGGCACCCGTCAGACCTTCCGCCAGTTCAACGGCTCCGCCGACTACATGAACATGGTCAACCTGCCCGGCCAGGACTTCTATTCGGCTCTCTTCCCTGACCGCCAGGAAGACCGCTTCGCCGATGTCGAAGTGATGATGCAGACGCTGCCTATGTGCGTGCGTCCTGCTGTGCTGGTCGAAGGCGAAACGTCGAACTGACGCGCCTGAAAACACCGCCCGCCGGATAATCCGGCGGGCGCAATCTCCGATCGAAAGGACAAGACATGGGCAAGAAGACAGAGGTGCGGATGAAGGTCACATCCGAGTTCAGCTACGACATGAAGGATGGCGTGCGCCGCAAGACCTATCCCGCGGGCTGGGTTGGCATGGTGCCGGAAGATGTTGCGGCAATGATGGAAGAGGACGGAAAAGGCGCACCCGACGAGAGCGGCGACGCCGCGCCCGTCAGCAAGCGCAAGGCAAAGCCCAAAGCGAAGCCCAAGGTGGATGCATCCACCGACATGGGAACCACCACCGATCTGGCCGGTTCGGCCATCACAAACGGTAAAGAGTAAGCGGTGGACCCCTTTAGAGCCAGTGTCGATGCCACGTTCAACCATCATGGCATCGATGCAGTGATGGATCCGGACGGCGTGGCACTGGCCGTCCGCTTGTTGCCGCGCCGCCCTGACGATATCGAGCGTTTCGGATCGCTGCGGGTGCAGGATATGACGGGGGTCTATGAGATCCGTGAAGGCGACTTCGCGGGGTTTGGTGATGGTGCAGTTCTTCTGATCGGTGCCGAGCGCCGCAGGGTGCAGTCGCACCGCGTGGATGATCCACGCCGATACAAGGTGGTTTTGGATACGGTGGTGATCTGATGGGTGGAATGCGAATAAAGGCCGCGCTGGAGGGCAACCTAATCGGGTTCATGGAGGAAGAACTGGAAACCGCCAAGATGGCCGTTTCCGGTGGTGTCTGGCAAACCGGGGTGGACGTAAAAAGCGCGCTTAGGGCCGATGTTGTCCGTGGTGGACTCGGAAAGCGCCTCGCGAATGCCTGGCGGGACAATAAGTACCCGGAACACGGTTTCTCGCTGAACGCGGCTTCCGAGGTGACCACAAATGCGGAAAAGCTGATCGACGCTTTCGACCGTGGTGTGCGCATCAGGTCTTCAGACGGTTTGTGGCTGGCCATACCGACGCCTGCGGCCCCGCAACTCGGGGTTGGTCGCAAAAAACTCACACCCGGCAATTTTCCGGAGAACCGCTACGGGAAATTGCGTTTCGTCTACCGCAAGTCGGGCGTGTCGCTGCTGGTAGTGGACAACCAGCGTGAGAGCAAGGGCAAGCGCGGCGGCTACGCCCAGTCGCGCAGCAAGCGGGCGCTGGCCAGCGGCTACGGGCTGTCCACCGTGCCGATGTTCTTCCTGGTGAAACAAGTCCGATTGAAACGGCGCTTAAACGTAAAACGCACCGCTGACATAGCGAGTCGAGGACTGGCTGCGAATATCGACTGGGAATTTACGGTCCTGGATGCAAGGACGCGAAACTGATGACATCGCGTCACGAGACCATCGTCGCGGCCCTGATGTCCGCTCTGTCGGCGCATGGATCGCAGGTCATCCGCGAGAGGGAACTGCCGGTA